TGTTAATGAACAATTTAAATGTGGGTACGGAACTGTAGACTCAAAAAACTTAAAATCAATATACTCTAAAATAACCTGTTGGATTGAACCAACAAATAATGTAACTAATTGGAATACCGTAATAGGTGGTTTAAAACGTAAGATATCAGGTAAATTAACAGAAACTCTAAATATTACAGATAAATTTAAAAAGGATAGGTTTATTGTTGATTTAGATATTAGGGCGAGTGGGTTAGAAAAAGGTAAGAAGTCTTTTATGAACTGTGAGATAACACTGTTTACAAATGGTAGTTATGAGATTAGAGACGTAGATTTTAAAACAGATGTTAATCACATAATAGAGAATATAATCGATAATTCGGTTATCCCCTATTCAAGTTTTACGTACTATAAAAGTAAGAGAGGTTAGTCCTCTCTTTTTTTATACCCAAACTTTATAAAATTTTTCTTTGTATTAATATATTTATAGTATAGAAACATATGTAACATTATGAAAATATTGAACCAAAACGATACGAACACAAGAGGTATCCTTATAGAATATGACGCTGGTCATATAAAACCTTCTGAAAACAAATCAGTTATCAGAGAGATGAAGGAGATGAATAAAGATAACTTTGTGTTGTATGCGGTACTTCAAAAATACGATACCCCAAACAAAAACGGTAGAATCTACGGTGAAAGAATCCTAAAGAGAGAAACCGACAACTATAAAACATTAATAGAACAAGGAAGAGCGTTAGGTGAATTAAATCACCCTGAAACTTCTTTAGTCGATTTAGAGAGAACATCACACCGTATTACTGAGTGTTGGTGGGACGGTAAAATATTAATGGGTAAAGTTGAATTATTGACATCTGAAGCATTTAGGTCTACAGGACAGATTACGTGTATGGGTGATATCGCAGCGAATTTATTATTACACGGAGTCACATTAGGTATTTCATCAAGAGGTGTAGGGTCATTAAAAAAATCAGGAGAATATAATGAAGTACAAGATGACTTCGAAATGGTTTGTTTTGATTTAGTATCATCACCATCAACACCAGGAGCATATCTATTCCAAGACGAGGGAGATAGAGAGAAATATGCTGAGTCTATAGATAAGAAAGAACCTACTATCACTGATAATAAGACACTAAACTTAATGAACAAATTAAACTCATTCTTAGGAAAATAAAAAAAAACTTAATATTTATTCGTTTGTAGTATGTTTTTTTCGTACTACAAATATATTTATATAAGTATAATAAAATAAATACATTAAAAAAACATAGAAAAAATGGCTAAATCAATCTTAGAAGAAGCATTACTTCAGGTGTCACAACTTGAGGAAGCGGTTAAGAACAACGCAAAAGAAATACTTGCATCTACAATGAAGCAAGAAATTGATGAGCTAGTAAGAGAATCTATGGAAGAACCTCAAGAGGACGTAGAAGCATCGTTAGAGATGGAACCTACAGAAGAATTATCAGAAGAATCTACAGACGTAGAAGAAACTGAATTAGACGAACAATTTGAGGGGTCTGAAGATGAAGACGAATCTGAAGAATCAGATGACGACGAAATAGAAGACGAAGACGAAGACAACGATGACGATGAGTCAGAGGAGTTAGAAGACTTCGATTCTAAAGAAGAGTCAGAAGAGGAATCGGAATTCGGAGACATTGAAATGCCAACGTTAGAATTACCATCACTTGATGATGAGGAGGACGAGGTTATTGATATGACAGGCGCATCTGACGAAGAGATTCTAAAAGTCTTCAAATCCATGGGAGAAGAAGACGGTATCATCGTATCACAAGAAGAAGACGGAACTGTTCACTTAGAGGACGGAGATGACGAGTACAGAATTGAAGTTAACGAATCTGAAGACGAAGAGTCTGATGAGGAAATTGCTGAAGAGGAAGTATCGGAATCGACGGAACCTATCGAAGAGTCGTCTGATGAAGTAGTTTATGAAATAGAATTAGACGAAGAAGTTACTGAAGAAGTGGCAGAAGAAGAAGTTACTGAAGAAGTAGTGGAAGAAGAAGTTACTGAAGAAGTTACTGAAGGGTCTGAGGAAGAAGAAGAAACTCCTGAAGCTGATATGGAAGAGGCATCAAGAACTCACGCAGCTGACGCAAGAGTCCCTTCAAATCAAGGTAAAAAATATAAAGCAGGTCGTGCTGACTTAAGCGAAGATATTAAAACTTTGAAAACGAAGAACGGCGAATTAACTGAAGCCTTAAAGGTATTCAGAGACAAATTAAACGAAGTTGGAGTATTCAACGCAAACTTAGCATACGCTACGAGATTGTTTACGGAACACACAACAACGAAATCGGAGAAATTAAACATCTTAAAGAGATTTGACGGTATTGAAACGTTAAAAGAATCTAAGTCGTTATACAATTCGATTAAAAATGAATTAACTGCTTCAGATACAAAGTTAACTGAAACAGTTGTAAACAAAATTTCATCATCACCAAAATCAGGTTCATCTGAAAAATTAGTGGAGTCTAAAACTTATGAGAATCCACAGATTAGAAGAATCAAAGAGATGATGGGTATTGTTAAATAATAAAATAAATAAAATTAATATAAAACCAAATTAAAATGGGAGCATTATTAGAATCAGGATTAGTTGGTAACATCGGGTTAAAACACCTAAAAGTTATCAAAGAAGACACAATTAACAAATGGGACAAATTAGGATTTTTAGAAGGTCTTAACGGTCACCAAAAAGAGAACGTTGCACAGTTATTTGAAAACCAAGCATCGTACTTAATTAACGAGGCAGCTCACACGGATTCAGCAGGTTCATTCGAAACTGTAGTATTTCCAATCGTAAGAAGAGTATTCTCAAAATTATTAGCTAACGATATCGTATCGGTACAAGCTATGAACTTACCAATCGGTAAATTATTCTTCTTCGTACCAAAGGTACAAGATAGAAAAAGTGATAATGGTCACTATAAGCCATTCGGATTTCCAGGAACTGATGAGTACAACTCTTCATCAATGGCAGGATATGAAAACGGTTCAAAGAATTTATATGATAGATTCTACGAAGACGGTTCGACTGACTCAGGAATGTTTGATTACTCAAAAGGTGAATTCATTCAAGGTTCTGTAGCAGGTACGGCAATCGTAGTAGCAGACCCTAATGCAAATCCACCAATTGCAGGTTCAGTAGGAGATTTAACGTCAACTGATGATTTATCTTCAGCAGTATCTAAAGTAAAATTAAACTTTAAAGGTTTCCAAGATGCAGGTGCTGGTAAATTACACGGACCAAACGGTCAAGAAGTAGATTCAGAAGAATTCTTAGCTTCATTAACAGTTAAATTAAACAATAAAGAAGTAGACTTTAGAGTAGTAACTCAGAAGTATGGTCAAGGTATCGTTGGAGGTTTAACTTCAAAGGATTCAGCAGCTACACCAGGTGGTCAATTCCAACAAATATGTGATGCTGATGGTATCATACATTTAGAAGCTGATGTTGAAACATATGACGCAGCAGCAGGATGGTCAGCACAATCAGTAGCTATTACAGATTTCAAAGTAGAGTGGAGACAATACTCTGATTTAGAATTTGAAGACGCTATCGGTGAGGTTTCTTTTGACTTAGAGTCAGTAACTGTATCTGTAACGGAAAGAAAATTAAGAGCATCTTGGTCACCAGAATTGGCACAAGACGTTTCTGCTTTCCATAACATCGATGCTGAAGCTGAATTAACGGCTTTATTATCTGAGCAAGTAGCAGCAGAAATCGATAGAGAAATCTTAAGAGACTTAAGAAAAGGTGCAGCATGGCAATTAAAGTGGGACTACAATGAGTGGAAATACGGAAACGGTGGAAATTCATTCGCAGGTTACACACAGAAAGATTGGAACCAAACATTAATCACTAAGATTAACCAAGTTTCAGCACAAATCCACAAATCTACCTTAAGAGGTGGAGCTAACTGGATTGTTGTTTCTTCTGAAGTATCAGCAGTATTTGATGATTTAGAATACTTCCACGTATCTAACGCATCACCTGAACAAGATTCATACAACATGGGTATTGAAAAGGTAGGAACATTAGCAGGTAGATACCAAGTGTATAGAGACCCTTACTTCCCAGCAGGAAAAATCTTAATGGGACATAAAGGTACATCTTTATTAGACACAGGTTATGTATACGCACCATACGTGCCATTACAGTTAACACCTACAATGTATAACCCGTTCAACTTTACTCCGATAAAGGGTATTATGACGAGATACGCTAAGAAAATGGTTAATAACCGTTTCTATGGTGTGATTTCAGTAGCGGGTCTACAATCATTCGATATCTCTGAATTAAGATAATCTTAATCTAAAGATAACAATTATAATTAAGGGTTCCTTCGGGGACCCTTTTTTTATGCTAAGAAAAAAGGATTATCTTTACAATAGAAATGTAACGTGATAAGATTTTTGAAATAACTTTACAGATGGATTATATTAAGTATAAGAACAAAAAAAAACGAGAATTAACTCGTTTTGTATTATTGTTTTTCTGATATGGTTATTTTAAGGTCACCAGTACCTTTAAATATT